GTCCTGTGTCACCTTAATCCAGAATGAATTATCATCGCCAACGGTCCATGACACAGGTGCTAGACTGTTCGTAGGATTCAAGAATGTTGGCGCCTTCGCCTCTACAAGCACTTGCAAATTGCTGCCGACGGGGCTGAAATCAGGGCTGTAGAGAACGCCGAGCCAACGGTCCGTATAATTCGAGGAGAGCATGTAGCAGACCGAGTTGTTATCGGAGCGCACACTGAATACATTGGACCCGTAGAAGGCAGGCAGAAGCAGATTGCTGAGCCCAGCCAACTGTCCTAATTGCATCCCCACGGCCGGCTCAAATGCCGCACCTGCCACCGCCAGGCTTCCCTCGCGAATAATGGCAGACCCTGCACCATCCGCCAACAGTGTGTGGAACTGGAACTCGGCTGTATTTGTCGTTGTCTCAAAATACGTGGAGGAGCTGACAAAGAAACCTGCATATAGACTCGTGCCACTGCTGAGCTGGTGTGTTAGGACACCACGCATGGATGATGTGGTCGCACCCAGGTCCGTGTAAATGAAATTGCAATCATTGGTAACTGAAAACTGCGGCGAGGAGACATGTAGGTAATCCGCATAGGTCGCCGTGGAAATGTAGGGCTTGAATGTTGTAAGTGGCGCGCCAAGTGTAAAGGCATTGTTGGAAAGACTGCCGACCACAGGATACACCTTGAGGACCGTCGCTGCTGTGCTAACAGTTAGGAGGAAGACGCTGGTCGAGTTGGCCGCCCATTGCACCACTTGCTCGCCTGCTGGCGCTATCGTGCGGAAATCGGCCTCATTCACATACACTGTGTCACGTGCGGTCGTTCCTGCCCCACGCACCATGTAGGCAGTCGCGGTCTGGCAATAACGCGCCGTGCTCACGGTGGCTAGGAAATTGCTATTCGGTCCGCCAAATGTCCCCACCTGCTGCCCATACAACAAATAGCGGTAGCTATTGGGCCCGATAGTCTCCGTGTAATTGCCCGTCTTCAGCACAAGCTTCTCATCACCCACCATGCCGTGCCATGGCCCATACTGCTTCATACCATTCGCCTGGTCCACAATATCCAAGTCCTCATAATAATGCGTAATCTGGCCATTTATGGGTAGGGAGCGCTCATATTTGGCAGAATACGCATTCTCCACATAATTGGAGAGCACAGTCGATGGCGCAGGGACAATTCCTTCGCGCACCCCAGCGTCAGTCGGCACATTGTAGGCGAGCCAAGTTGTGCTCGGGACTGCGGTGCTATTATCTGGGTAGGGGACAAGGGAGCCCGTCGGCATGAAGAAGGTCGTGAGCGTTCCATCGGCCTTGAAGGGGAGGACCGAGTAATACGCCTCCTCCTTTGTGACAATTGTGCATGGGAGCTGTGTATGGCCACCGAGACCAGCTGCCGCCTTGTCATGCCGCTTGTAGATGGCTGGATAATCGGCGACAGGGAGTCGCTTGAATTCATAATAGGCGCCTAGGCTCGGGTCGAATCCACCTTGGGCAGCTGTCGCGGCTGCCGTCGGATAAAGAGCGCTGCGACTCGAGCTGAGCACTGCGATTGCATCATCTATCTTAATTGCCGTTGTATCAATGTCTTTTATGGAGAGTGTATCAAAGACGCCAACGTAGGCGATTTGTGTGTTCGGACTCGCCGCACCCGCGTAGGCTGACTTGAACGTGAATCGGTCGCAATCCCATGTGCCATTCGTCGGCAGGAAGCTGAAACCTGCTACACCATATCCTAATTGGAGAGTGGATACTGCATCGCTGCTGTAATCGTAGCCTTGGAGGTCAATTAGGGACCGCGTGTAGGAGCTGCGTGTGTTCAGGGACTCCGTCGATGTGGATGTTGCTGCAGCTGCGGCCGCTCCATCAAATCGCTGCGGAACAATATATACATCGTCATACCAGTTCACAATCTTGTATTCACGCTTCGTAATTGTCGATAAATTAGGGGTGTATGGCAAGGCGCCATTGGATGTTTGCAGCGAGTTTGAGCCACCACTGTAAAAGTAGGTCTGGGCGGTCTGGGAATAGGGGGAGGCAACAATAAGCTGGTAGCCATTGATGGGGTCCTTGCGGAAGCTGGCGGTCGGCTGATTGGATGTTGATGTAGTTATCCAACCCTTGTAATCAGTAAAATCGGTGCTCACATCATTGTAATCGTAGCCGAGTAGCGGCCCTGCTGCTGTAGGAATCTGATTGAAGCCCTGGAATGTGGGGTCTCGCAGATAAAGGGAGGATAGCACATTTAGGTGTGTCCAAGCGGGGTCATTGGTCTTTGTGAAGTTGATGTTTTGCGGCGAATTAGAAAGGGCAGCAACAGGGTCGAAGAAGGCTGGATTGTTCTCGGCCGTAATTGGAATGTCAGGGTCGACAAGTTGCGTCAAGGCGACTGCATTGCCTGTGTGGACTGCAAAATGGTAGGGCATATCACCAAAGGAGGTGGTCAACGTCCGCACACTTACACCATACTTGTCGCCCGCAATCGCCGGCCATTGCAGCGTCCATGTGCCAGTTACCGCAGTTGTAATCGTGGTCGACACATAATTGTATATGTTTGGGGTCGCCGCTGCACCGCTCGCAATATCTGTATAAAAGCCGGCTAGGTCGTGATAAAGGGTGAGTTGCACTGGCGTCGTAAATGTGCTAATTGAGGAGACGACTAAGGAGATATTGATTGGATACTTGTAGCCGACTGCAGTCGATACCAGCGTGCTCGGCTGTGGTGCCGTGAACTCGTAATAGGCCGCGCGATTGGATGATTGGAGCATGTAGGTGGGTGCAAACAGTTGGCCGGTGGAAATGCTCTGCTGCAGCGAGAGTCCATAGGCGACCGTGGAAAATGTGCTAATTGCCTGTGTAGGGGCTACAGGTGGCGGCGCAGTAAATGTATAATCCTTGTTAAAATAGGCCGGCAAGTTGTTGCCAAACGCATACATGTAGCGGGGGTAGCGATAGAAGAATGGCTTGGGGAGCGTCTCCACTTGCAGCGTTTGGCGCACATCAGAGCGGAAACGGAAAATACTATATTGTGCCGATGAAATATGCGTGAGCAGAGTCATAGACTGTGTTTTCGGATTTGTATACAAGATACTGCTCAAATCCACTATTGGTCGCGTCTCAATGAAATTGGAGAGTGAGTATTCATAGGGGACTGCAAGACCGCTATTATTAATTGTGCTCAGGTCGTATGTAGGCGTTGTATACATAGTGGACCAGGTTGTAATAAGTGATGAGGGCGTCGCATTATAGTCTGGTGGTAGCTGAATGGTGCCGGCTGTCCGTGCCTGAATGTAGTCGAGCGTGAAGGAATTGTAGACACCTGACACATTGCAGCCGTCCTGCAAATACATCAGATTGGACGGCGTCATGAGCTGCGATAATGTATAGGACCCATAATTGACCGCATAATAATTGGCGAGACCAACCTGATAATAATTGTAGAGAGAGTTGAGGAGGCTCGCATCAGCCTGTAGCTGGTTGCTGAGCTGGTTATATTGCTGCTGCGTATATGTGTAATCATTGCAGAGGGTATTTGAAAGGGAGAGCTGCACCTGTGCTTGAATATCTGCAACAATTGATGTGTTCAAATTGGAGGATGTTATAAATACTTTGTTCGTCATGTTATCGAGGCCCCAAATATAGTTATTAATAAGGTGATTGGCAAATGTATGGGCCGTGCGATAATTGTCGAGCGCTACAATATTTTGCTGGATGAGCGCCAAGATGAGCGAATCATTGAGGCCACTATAATGATATACAACACCATCATATATCTGTGTATATGTGTATCCTGGGACCGTTGTGTTGAGGCTGGCAGCCGCCGCCGAGTCGAGGAACATCTCTTTTAGGACAGGGTAGTAGTAGGCCACAAGCATTTGCTCATATGTGTAGGAGGTGAGCCCGCCGAACTGGGATGGGAAATATCGGGTCACTATATATTGTAGGCTAGGACGTGCTATATATTTTTTAAGGGAAGCGTCATAATAGTAATCACCAGGGCGATTGAAATTGAGGGCAAGGTCGCCGGTAGTGGAGAAGAGGGATACAAAGTCGGCGAAGCCGTTTGGATAATAGTAGAATGTGGGGCTCGTATTCATCTGTGTTGTCAACTCAGTGAGTAGCCCGTTGATGTCATAGGAGCCTTCGCGGATTTGCACACGGTTGATGAGTGGGGCCGAGGAGCTGCTGCTGCTGCTGCGACCCTCTTCATAGACGTCGAACCAAGTATTGTGTTTGTTATTTCGGAAATAGAAGAATGCAGAGAGGAGTTTGATTTGAGTGAATTGGAATGTTGTGACATTTTTGTAGATTTTGGGCAAGTAGAGGGTGAAGTTGGTAGGTTGGGGGAACACCTGGTGATCGCGATCGGCGCTGTTAATGGAAATTAGAGATGTCGTGGGGATGATTGCAGTTTTCAAGGTAGTTTGGCCGAGTTGAGTGCCGCTCGTATCTGTTGTTGTTATGTCGGCATAGTTGTTTTCGGGACCGAGGCTACCGGGAGTTTGTGTTGCAAGTTGTAGGGGAGTTGTGAGAAGTAGTGTGGGGTCAGGTAGGGTGGGTGCTTCGAACCCCTCCTCGTCCTCATCCTCATCCTCATCCTCATCCTCATCCTCATCCTCATCCTCATCCTCGTCCTCTTCCTCCTCCTCGTCGTCCTCTTCTTCGTCCTCGTCCTCCTCCTCGTCGTCACCTGGCCGCTTATAAATGGGTTTTGCTAGAGCAGCTGCGGCAACAGGTATCGACGTGTTTGCTGATTTTAACAGTGATGTTTCCCCAGGCGGTTTATATCGTTGACTGCGCAAATCTCCAGCCCCTTCTATAGGCTTATACGGAGTATACTTCCGCTCCATTCCTATTTGAGAGGCGACCAAATTTAAGTTGCTGCTTATCGCAAGCTTATCGCATGCTTATCGCATGGCTGCAGTCGCATGTCCCAATTAGAGAGTATCCATTACCATCTAATTGTAACAGCAGGGGGCCCAAATCGCATCGTTTACTCTTCCATATTAACGGATTGCACAAGACCATATAAATGGTAGCCAAATACAGCAAATGCCATCATGGCAATCAGCTCATATCCAGGACGCGGGGTATCGCGAGCATTATAGCCAATATAGAAAAGAAGGGGTGCAACCACAAAGAAATGGAAGGCATTTACCCACACATAAGGGGAATTGGATTTCCAGCGTGCAACCATCTTATAGCCGTGATAGAGGAAAATGACAATGGCGAGGATTGCCACAATTGTGAACACAATGCTGGGGAGCGCCGAGCGCTGAATTGCAATATAGAAAAAGAATGGTGCAATTACAAGGAGGTGAAATAATGCTAGCACTGCATGCGAGTTCATTTATTATGGCTTGCGAAATTCAGGGGTAGCGAGAAGCAGTTCCGCAGATTCGAGAGCACCTTCAATCCACGCCTGATTGTGCGAAAAGGATTCGCCGCATGCATAGACGCCTGGGGCGACGTGCAAGCTCTCCTTCATGACTGCGTCAATATCGTAGCGACCGGGTCGCCAGTAGGTCGTGCCGACGGACCATGGGTGGGCTTTTAGGAAGAGTGGCCAGGGCACATTGGCACCAAAGATGGTTCGCACCTCGCGCATAATCATGCGTGTCAGGAGCTTCGAATCAGTTGCCTCGGCTGCGGTCCAGAATGGCATAACATCTCCACCATCCGTGTATGATATCATGATTATACCATTCTCTTCGCTAATTGGTATTACATAACGGAGAGGGCCTGCGACAACCGTCTTTGGCATGCCGGCGAACCAGGGCCGACCACGCCGGTCAAGGGGAAAAATTGCATAGATGCGAAGAAGGCGAGCTGTCCCTACATGTTGTAGGGGGGCCCATGAGCGACAAGCTGGCAACTTCTTAAGGGCCGCTGCATGGAGTGCAAGTATGATTTTTTTCGGGTGGATGGAGATAGTTTTATGGGGCTTGCCTGCGCGCCAGAGGCGGACTGTTGCAACTGCAGTGTTAAAGTCCACCAACTCGGCACCGAGCCAAATGGAGCCACCACGACGACGCACATCGGCAGCGAGAGCAGCGGGCAGTTGCCCGAAGCCGCCTACAGGAATACAGAATCCGTTCGTCGACCCCATAACACTCCTAAATGTTGCCAAGGCCTCATCTGCACGCAGATTATGGACCTCCGTATAGTAGGGGAATTGCTCGAAGAACTTCGCAGAACCGTATATACGTTTACAAATATCTGCAAGTGTGTTCATCTGCAGATCTGCGACTGGCAGATCTGCCAGGGGTGGCAGGAAAGCATCTGCCAACTGGTCAAACTGGTTGGGTTGTCTGTCTGCTGTTGCTGTTGTTGCTGCATCTGCGGCAGATGCAGATGCAGATGCCCCTATAAAATCTGAAGATGATGATAGAGGCATTACTTTGATATCATACTCCTCTAATAGTTTGTGAATTCGTTTTTGAGAATAATGGAGTCGCCCAGAACCCGCCTCCCATAATGGAGGCGTTCCACCCCCATACCCCCCGTCCTTGCGCGAGCTACGCTCGCATGTGCTACGCACCAGGTCCTCTGGAACATCAAATCCTTCCAAACACTTCCTAAATGACAGCACGCGACCTCCCACAACGGAGTATTTCTCAATTAGGAGGACGCGCAGCCCTGGCTGCCGCCGTAGGAGTTCCCTTGCAACAAATAAGCCAGCTATTCCAGCACCAGCAATAAGTATATCAGGTGCATCGGAAGTGCCGCTGCTGCTGCCGCTACTCATCTACTTAGCCTTGCGAGTTCTCCTAACTCTCCTGCACACAACCCCTGCACACAACCCCTGCCGTGCGATCCTGTGTATTATTTGTATCCAACATTTCCTAAATGATAATACAAATTTAGTGCGGCAGTGTCTGAAGCCACTGCGCAACCTGCGAGGTCTGGCTACTACTCACAAGAGGAACCACCTTGCCATGACTAATTGCCTGAAAGGAGGGGATTGAGCGGACGCCGCAATACCCAGATGTGTAGGGATTGGCATCTACGTCGCATTTATACCAGATAGCATCCTTGCGCACACTCATAAGTGTTGGTATATCGAGGCGTTTGCACGCTCCGCACCAGGGCGCCGTGAAGTAGATAATTACAAGAGGATTTGCCTTCTGTGGCTGGGGTGTTTCAATATTAGAGGGCCGGACAAGCAGGGTTTCAAAGAATTCCTGGCTCGGGAGCGGCAGGAGGGAGGTCGTCGACATTCTTTTTGCGCCAAAGATAGTTTCCAAGTGTAGCTGGACGCTGCTTTGCATTTGCCAGCTCGCTCACGATGCCATTGCCTTTGAGGAAAGCAGCACCTAGGAACACAATAGCGAGCGTGAATGTGAGAACCGTGGAGGACGCATTGCTGCTGTATCCACCACCAGCCTGTGCAGCTGCAGGTGAAACTGCAGGCCTAAATTGTTGAGGTGCTCTTGCAACTGCCGCGTTAACCTGTGCGCTAGCTAGCCTTGCTCCAAGTCCTGCACTCGCCTCCACTGTCTGCTCTGCAAGTGCCGTCCCTGACTTCAATGCATCCACAGTATGTCCCACAGTCTGCGTTCCCACCTCATAAAGAGTCCCTAGGACAGGCACACGCTTTATCAAATTATCAAACAGTCCTGAGAACCAACTTCCTGTCGAGGGCGCTGGGCAACCCTCATCATCCGTTTTGCGGAAATAGGCGCCTTCGAATGTCATATTCATAAATGGGATAAGAGGACGGCGTGTTCCTTCGCACAACACCTGTGCGGGATTTGTGATGAGGCGGATAATATTCATGATGCCAATGACGAGACCAATGCCGATAAAGGTGAGGGCAAATTTGGCCACGAACCCTTTGAAATCGCCGGCAAGTGCATATTCGACACCGAATGGTATTACAAATGTTGCAAAGCTATATAACATGAAGGAGATGGGACTTGCCTTTTCAGGGTCCTCCTTGGGTGCATTTGCATTGTTTGCATTGTTTGCGCCGCCTTTCTGTTTGCGGGCACCACCGCCTTGCGTTTGATTTCCTACCTCGACCTCGACCTCGACATCGGCCTCCTCGGCCTCCTCATCATCACCCTCCTCTTTCTTAAATGACCCTGCACCAATTCCCGAAGGACCATACAGCGGCATCGATACACCAAAGTCATAAATATCCTTCTTATCCCTAACTGCCTGTATTATATCGTAAAAATACCACATTCCAAATGTGCAGAAATTCATAAGCATCTTGGCCAAACCTGTTCCAGGAGACCGCATATACATGTGGTCAAGACCCATGAACCCTGTAATTGGAATGAGGGCAAGTGCTGTATAAATGCTATAAGAGAGTGTAGGCTTTCCCCAGAACTCGCGCTGGGTGTAATAGTAGCGCGGAGGCTCCTTGTCTTCTGATTCGCGTTCCTCAGTATTTGCAATACCTGTAGTGCTTCCAGCATTGTTTCCAGACCGATTACTTACAACAGAATTTTTATTTGAATTGGCATTATAACCAGTAGACTGATTTGATACACTATTTCCATTGGTGGAACCAGTATTGCTATTCAAATTATCTGCTGTAGTTGCTGTAGTTGCTGGAACTGCTGTAGTTGCTGGAACTGCTGGACCTGGAACTGTTGTAGTTGCTGGAGCTGCTGCTGGAGCTGCTGGAGCTGCTGGAGCTGCAGCCCCACCATGCATCCGTGCGGCCATATAGGCAGCCAGAATTTCAGTGTTTCTAGCCTTCGCCGACGACATTAAGCTACTTGTAAACACGTTTTCTATTATACTCGGAATAACAACCCGCCATATCCGTCAATTATACGGAGCACATTATGGTTTGTCGCATACACCTTCACATGGCAAGGACCGCGTGGAGGATTTGTAGTATTGTTGAGGGTCACATTTAGGATAAGACTATCAAGCCGACTCGCATTCAAGGAACCGGACGGCTGCGCCTCTTCAGGTCGGAGAGCAAAGCTGTAGTTGTAGATGAAAGCACCCACCGGGGTCGCTGTATGATTCTTATAAGGCTGCACTAGTCGGAAGTAGGCTGCATTGCGCTCTTCAAACCGGTCCTGGCCATCCACCTGAATGAGTGCTGCTGCAAGCAGGTCCGCGGGTGGGTCAGAAACAGCATCACGTGCCGAAACAGAGCTATAATTGTAAAACTCATGGGTCTGAGTCATAAAGTCCCGTTGAATATACCAAAACAACTCCCTAATTGGATTGTTAAAGTCCGTTTTAATGGATAAGAAACTACCAGTTCCAGGAATGGAGAGTGTAGGCGTATATTGAACCTGGTCAATCAGATACTCATGGCTCGTGCTCACAAAGCGCCGGCTCTCCTCGCGGTCCAAATACACATAATCACCCCACATCAGGAAACTCGGCTGTGCTCCTGGAGTCGCAGTCCCCGCCTGCGTTGTGCAGTTAAGCGTCCCTAAATCTGCCGTATAGAACACCTGCTGCAGTGTCTTCAACTTAATATTAATGCGCACAGGATGGTATTGGAGGGCAATTAGAGGGAGATAGTTGCCTGGATTATTGCAGAACCAGAAGCGGAGCGGAATAATGAGCTCATATGGGCCAGGATTGTTCGGAGGGATGGGCCCGTCCACACGCCCAATCATGTTATTGAGTGCTTCACGCTGTGTGGCAGGCGTCGTGAACTGCGTCCAAATTTCCATCCATTCTCCGGTTTGCCGGTCAATCTCCTGCTCACCGATTTCCACAGAAATCTCGTCAATCATGGCGTGGCCAATCGAATTCACATAGGAAATTGGCAGGCCGGTTGTCTGGTCCACAATAGCAGGCACTGTAATTGCCAAATACACTTGTCCTAACAAATCGCCACGACGTGGGACAACACATGTAATGCGCTGACCAAATGCTGGGGTGCCGTCAAAATACATGGGCATCGACTCGATGGCAAAGTTTGTGTGCCGGCGATATACAAGTTTAAAAAATGTTATCTGGGGATTCCCTGTCAAATAAATATCTTGCTTCCCCTGTGCTACTAATTGCAGTAAACCACCACCGGACGGCATTCTTATTTTATACAGGGTTTTCTTGCATTAGGCTTGCAAGCGCGGCTTTGGGGTGCCCGCCTTTTTGCCGGCTTTTGTTAGAATGAGTGCAACAATAAGTCGTATAACAACATTTGCAGACCTGCTTCAGGCAAATTCATATGTTGGTCGCACAACCTCAAATACATTTGCTCCGATTAACTCTATCCTAACTGTTACTGGAGTCCGAGGTGCAGCGACCTTTGTTAACATAACCTCGACACTCAGCTCTGCAGGCTACAGCGGAGGTGATGTCACAGGCCTCAGCACTGGACTTAGCACAGTGGTCGGCAACCAATATGAACTTATTTTGGCACTTTATCAAGTTACTAGCACATCATTTAGCACTCTTTTTGCAGAGTTGAGCACTACCTCCACAGTAATTACTGTAGACCAGTATAGCACTCTCTCTAATTCCTACATAGCTACCGCGAATAAGATGCCGGTTGGCGCAGGAGCTATTTACGCGGGCCAGACACTCAGCGATACGCCGCTGCAATTCACGAGCTCATTTGCGAACGGCTGGAACTGGTTTCCCCAAGGAAATGGCTCGGGGCAGATATCCTCCATCTATGTGTCAACACCAGGCATTTATGAGGTCAATACAACAGTCTCCTACAACACTGCCGCAACGGACGGCGGTCTCCTTCTGCAACTGCGGCGTGCAGATGGCACAGTCCTAGGCGAGACCATCTCACAGCTGCCGGCTGCCACATCTGCGACGACGAGCAACAGCATCCGCTTTGATACACTTCAGGGACTCGCAGCAGGGAATTCCATCTATCTGCAACTCTCCACCCTAAATGTCCCTGCTGCGGCCGTGCAAACACTCTCGGGAAATGTTGGCATCAAACTCATCTATAACTCCAATAATCCCCTTTAGAGGAGCACCATCCAGACCAGACTTCTAGGAGCGTTTCCCACACCCCTAAAAGTTTCTGCACAGCACTTAGATATGCCGCTGCCGAATCCGGTATTTTTAGATACCGATACAATTATTATCCGTGATGGATTTTTTCGTCAAACAAATTCGCAGCTCCCGCAATCGACAAACAATATTGTGGCAGTTGGCACGAATGGAGGTATCGCATATGTTTCTGTTCTAGATAACATATGCACGTCTGGTGTTGGATACCTGCCCGACGTATTTAGCACATATAATGGACAACTCTCCAATCTGAGCGCAACCATTTATCTCGGCGGTGTTCCGTTAGCAGATTTCAGCACAGCATGCCTCGGGCTCTCCTCTCTAATTGCAGACACATCCAATTGGGTCTCACCGCAGATTTCGACACTCTCGGTCGGCATCGCAAATGTGGAGGCACTCTTCTACAGCACAGTGTTCGCGTCGAGTGTTTCACAGGCGCAGCTAACAACGACATCCAATGCACTCCAGGCACAGATTAGCTCCAATTCCACGAACATTTATTCAGCTCTCAGCAGCGCCAATGCATATACATTGACAAATCCTGTGGGATGTGCACTCTCGGCTGCGACAGACTCCCTCAGCACATATGTGTATTCGACACTTGTTCCTTTCACCCAGAACACCTATTTGGACCTTGTTGCGACAGCGAGCACGCAGGGCATTAAAATCTCGTCGCTTTATGGCGAATTTTATGAGCTCAGCAGCTACTCCTATGAGCTCTTTGTATGCACACCCGTTGTCATGCTCTCGACCATTTCTTCAGGGCTCAATACGACAAATGCGCAGCTCTCGAGCCTCTCCTCCTACGTGAAGTATATCGCAGTGTCAACAGCAACCAATCAAATTGCAATTACCAATCTGTCGACGGCCCTGACCACAACAAATGCAAATGTCACAACTCTGAGCAACTCCCTAAATGTGACGAATGGGCACCTCTCCAGCCTTTCTGCCGCGCTCTCCAATGTGAACAGCGGCCTTTCAACCACAAACTCGAATGTGGCGACACTATCAAGTGCACTCAATGTCACAAATATAAATCTGTCTAATTTATCAACAATTACACGCGGCCAAATCGACTTCCTAACTATCGGCTTGAACTCCACCAATATAAATGTATCCAATGTATCGATTGCTCTTTATAGCACAAATGTGAACGTCTCGAATCTTTCGTCCTATACGAGCTCCTTAGGAGCATCGACTGCCATCCTAACTGCAAACCTGAGCAATTTATCGACATATGTGCAAACATTGTCGACGGGTGGAACAGTGAATTATTCGACAGTGTCCTCTTTTTTGTCCAATTATGCGACAACCGCGAACTTGTCGACACTCTCCCAGGCACTCTCCAATTATGCAACCACCGCGAACTTGTCGACACTGTCCCAGGCACTCTCCAATTATGCAACCACTACCAACCTCTCAACACTCTCTCAGGCGCTCTCCAATTATGCGACAACCGCGAACTTGTCGACACTGTCCCAGGCACTCTCCAATTATGCAACCACTACCAACCTCTCAACACTCTCTCAGGCGCTCAGCAATTATGCAACAGTTGCCAACCTTTCGACACTCTCTCAGGCGCTCTCCAATTATGCAACCACTACCAACCTCTCAACACTCTCTCAGGCGCTCTCCAATTATGCCACCACTACCAACATCTCAACACTCTCTCAGGCGCTCTCCAATTATGCAACCACTACCAACATCTCAACACTCTCTCAGGCGCTCAGCAATTATGCAACCACTACCAACATCTCGACACTCTCTCAGGCGCTCTCCAATTATGCAACAGTTGCCAACCTTTCGACGCTGTCGCAGGCGCTCTCCAATTATGCAACAACAGATAATCTTTCCACGCTATCTGTATCCATTGCGGCAATTGCAGGTGGAACAGTAACATCCGATAATATTTCCACACTCTCCCAGGCGCTCTCCAATTATGCGACAACGGATAATCTCTCCACTCTCTCCGTTGCACTCAACAGCATTTCAGGGATTACCTCAGATAATATATCAACATTCTCCACACTCCTAAATGATACAAAGGTCCATATTGGTTATACTGCAGCAGACAGTGGACAAACAAATACTGCTATTGCAATTGGGCAGGCAGCAGGATATGCAAGCCAAGGTGGATATACAGTTGCGATTGGTGTTTCTGCAGGCTCAAATACCCAGTCGCAGAATTCAATTGCAATTGGTTGTAATGCAGGAGGATTCAATCAGTTAAGCAATTCAATTGCAATTGGAGAAAATGCGGGCGGCTCAAATCAGCGCTCAAATGCTGTTGCAATTGGAACAAATGCTGGCGGGGATGATCAGCGACATTGGACAGTGGCAATTGGCTACCAGGCAGGTGTGTCAACACAAAAAGAGGCATGTGTTGCAATCGGCCTATTTGCAGGTAATTCAAATCAAAATGATAATGCAATTGCAATTGGTCGTGAATCAGGTTCCTCAAATCAGCAGCAATCTGCTGTAGCAATTGGGTTTAATAGTGGATATTCTGGGCAAGGTTTTGGTAATGTAGCCGTTGGTGCTGGTTCAGGTTATTCAAACCAGCGTGATACAGCACTTGCAATCGGTTATAATACAGGGCAGCTAACACAAGGATACTCTGCTGTTGCTATTGGACGCAGTTCAGGAAACACATTTCAGGGTGATATTGCAATTGCAATTGGCTGTAATGCAGGATATTCGAATCAGGGAGCGCAGGCAATTGCCATGGGCACAAATGCAGGAATCTCCACACAGGGGAGCTATACAATTGCTATAGGCACTGATGCGGGCACATTTACACAATCAACATTTGCAGTCGCAATCGGCTACCAGGCAGGTAGGGACTCGCAAAACGAATATAGTGTTGCCATTGGATTTAATGCAGGAAACTCAAATCAAGGAAAATCGGCAGTAGCGATTGGGTTTAACAGTGGAATATCAACACAGTTCTCTAATGCTACTGCAATAGGCGCATCAGCAGGGGCATTTGCACAAAAAGAGGCAGCAGTTGCAATAGGATTCCAGGCCGGTTATTCAAATCAATCCGTTTTTGCAACCGCAATTGGTAATAATGCAGGTAATTCAGATCAATCATCAGGTGCAGTAGCAATTGGCAATGGTGCAGGTTCTTTTACACAAGGCCAGGAATGTGTAGCAATTGGCCAAAATGCAGGCCGCTCAAATCAAAATAATTATGCAGTGGCAATTGGTGTTGGTGCAGGAGTATCATCCCAGCAAAGTTATACATGCGCAGTAGGCGTCAATGCAGGTGGATATGTGCAAGGATATGCAGCAACCGCATTTGGAACAGAAGCTGGATTTTCCAATCAGGGAACAAATGCAATTGCGTTTGGTCTTGCTGCAGGTATATCAACACAAGGTTCGTTGGCAGTGGCAATGGGTAGATATGCAGGAGGATTTGCACAAGGAACAAATGCGGTCGCCATTGGAAATGAAGCAGGTTACTCAAATCAAGGTGCAAATTCAATTGCAATTGGTGCCTTCAGCGCAAATACTAGCCAAAGCACACAAACCATCGTCCTAAATGCAACAGGTGCAGCTCTTCAAACAGCAGCGTCCAACGCCTGCTATATTGCCCCAATACGTAATATTACAGGCAGCTCCTACCTAACATATGATTCGGCTACGAAAGAGGTCTCCTTTAGTGTATCAGCGCCATCTGACGCACGTGTCAAGGAGAATATAAGCAGCGCCAGCCTCGACTTCTGCTACAGCACTCTGCAGGCACTCCCTCTGCGGTCCTTCAACTTCGTCTCCAGCTTCGCTGACAAATCCATTTATGGAACAGCGCAGCAGATTGGTGTTCTCGCCCAGGAAGTGGAGCCGCTCCTCAGCAATGCCGTGCGCAAAATAGAGTATTTGGAATACCCCGATTTCCACACTATCAATTATGAACAACTTCTTCTCACCCTAATTGGCGCTACAAAGAAACTCATGGGCGAAACTGACAGGTTGACCAGCGAAGTCGAGGCCCTGAAGGGAGAAGTTGCAGCCCTCAAGGCTAGATCAGGCTCACTCTAATAGACCCTATAGGTGGACCGCCTGGGTTTACTCCAGTAAACCCTCTAAGCGGAGCCTGCGACCCCCTATATAAATCTGTGCACCTTCTTGCAAAAACATATCACCTCCTTCGCTAATGTGAAGGACCTCTGAATTATCAATTAGCACTCTGTAGGGGCATAGAGTGTTGAATGACGAGGCATAGACTGCGCCTTCTACAGTTAGGCGGTAGAAACTGCTGGAAGAGCTCACATAATGCGTCGCCCCTGTGCTCATGGTTTGCTGGACCACACTGTCGACGCCGGCCTGGAGAGAGCCCGTCTGGCCATTGATACCGATGAAGGCACCATTCGCATATGTGGAGCGAAGCGCAGCCCCGCCGCCAATGACAGAGTCGAGAGTTGTCAGCTGAACATTGTTGGAGAGGGCGATGCTGGAGCCAAGTGTGATTACGCCACCTGCTGTAAATGCAGTTAGGAAGTCGATGTTGGCCGTTGCGGTGGTTGTATCAATGATTGTTTGCTGGGCGGTCACATTTGATTGGAGGGCCGACATCGCTGCACCTCCTGCAGTGCCTCCACTTGAGCCGCCAATGATGTCGACGTAGAATGCATTCGGAACCATGGGCTGGGTCTGATAATACGCCATTTGGTTTACCCGTCTATCTATCCTAATTGCAGGTCAATTTATATGGGCGTGGCCCCCACGCTGTATATGCATTAGTCAATTCGAGTGAGCAGGCCAAATTATAAAGGATTGCTGTAGTATGAATCAAAAAATTGAAATATTATCTGCATAATAAAATGCATACAAGCCAACATGAGTTCTTCAAGTATCTATATTCTGCGCCTTCAAGGAGGATTTTATTACATTGGCCGGTCATCCAATGTGATGGAGCGTTACGCGGAACATGTTGAGGGACGCGGCTCATCATGGACTGCCCTTCATAAACCAATTAGTATCCTGCGCACAATCCCTAATTGCAGTAATTTCGACGAAGACAAATATGTGAAAGAATATATGGCAAAATATGGGATTGATATGGTAAGAGGAGGAGCTTACTCAAATTGTGAATTAAATGATGAGCAAATACGATTACTAGAGCGTGAAATATTGGGTGCAAGTGACAAATGTTACAATTGTGGAAGGAAGGGTCACTTTGCACACGATTGTAGGGTAGCTGCACCAGCAGCTGCAGCACAATCCTCTAATTGCAAACGGTGTGGACGCACAGGCCATGTTGAAAAGAATTGCTACGCAACCAAAGATATACACGGTGGTGAAATTGATTATGAATCAGATGAGGATGATGAGGATGATGAGGATGATGATGACGCGTGTTATAGATGTGGGCGCGATGGTCATTATGCACGTGATTGTTATGCAAAACGCGATATAAATGGCGACAAAATTTACGATTAACTATCATTAATCAAAAAAGAGTATTATTTTTTGATTAATGATGCAGCAAGCGCTCTACCCCAGCACCTTCTGCAGAAGCCTCTCTTGAATCCGGTTGACCTGCTTGTATTGAATTAGGCACGGCCCTGCATGATAGTAGAAGTGCGTGGAATTGGCGAACTCCTTTGCGCAGAGTGTGCAGAAGTATGCATCATCATCGCGCTCCACCATTTCGGCGCAGTTGCCGGCGAAATGCATACGCAGGAAGTGGACACGCAGATTTCCGATTGTGGCAGATTTGAATGGGCAATCAGGCCACGGGCAGCAGCGCTCCTCTTTCTTCGGCGCATCTGTCTCATCGGGATGCCGCACCTGCATATGCAGGTCAAGGGCTGATTTTTGGACCGTCGTGAATGTGCAATAGCGGCATTTGTGATTGCTTGACCCGGTGCATTTCTTCATATGATAATACATTGTATTCTGTTTCTCTTTCACGACATTGCAATTAGGACAGCAGAAGTAGTCTGCGGTTGTTTCACAGGCGGGGCATGCACCGGCGGTCTCTTTTAGCGCGGCAGGCGCTTTCGACATCTTGGGGTCGCATGTGAGGCAGTAGCGGATATACTTGGTCTGCGTAGCAGTAGCAGTGGAAGCCATTCTTGGTAGCAGTAGGCTTGAATGAAGGGCAGGGGGACAACCTAGCCGCTTGCAGGTGCCACCATTCAATTTTTCTGAGCGGGCTCCTACTTGCAGGTCAAACGTCCGCTCAGCAGGCAGAATAGCTACTGCTACGCAACCGCAAACAATTCCTAACTTACTAATAAGAATGTCTTCAGCAGGAGCAGCAGTAGAAGCAGGAGCAGGAGCAGGAGCAGGAGCAGGTGGTCAGGTGCCAAAACCACTGTTGAAGCAAATACCAGGAACAATACCAATGGTCGTCAAACCACTTCCTGCAGGGACAGTTCTAGGCCTCCCAACACGACATTACAATCCAGATGAAGCTCGCCAGGCTACTCTTCAATCAGCGGCTGCAACATCCCTAACATCCAAACCAGAAATGTATAATACACTTTTGCATATGATTGGTTATTTTACTATGCGCCTAAATGCACAAGAAACATACGCCCCTATAAATGCTATACTACAAGAGAAACCTGTATCTGTTCTATCACGATTGATATACACTATTGCAACAACTAGAAACCGGCTGGAATTACAATATGCATGCGCAAAGCTCTTTAAATTTTATCTGAAAGGGGGTAATGCAGTGCCTTTATTGACAAATAAAAAGAAATTTGTAAATGACTTTGATTGCATGCTTGTTTTAAATCCATTATATAAAAAAGACCGTTATTTTGAGTTTGTTCGAACATTTCTTCTACAACAACTTACATATTTTACATTGAATAGATTTAATGAGGAGTTATTGTGGGAAAAGGCAAAGAAGACAATCGAAGATGCAGGTTATCCATTATCAATGACCACGCGTCCTCTAATTGCCAGAGCCAGTCCTGAAACAACTCCAGTATTTGCTCAAGATTTGTTATCTACTCTTCAGGAAAACCCATTTAATGGTTCGGCAGCTGCACAATATATATGCCCATTTACATATATGC